AACAAAGCTCGCTGATGCAAGGCGGGATCCCGCGTAAACAAGGGTTCACTCTGGAGTTTGGGCACTATGGCGACGACATGCAGAACGTCTGACGGGGATCTGCTGGACACCATCTGCCATAACTTCTATGGCCACCTCAACGGCAGCGTGGAGGCGGTGCTCGATGCCAATCAGGGGCTGGCCGAAGAGGCGCAGCCCTATCGCAACGGTGTGGTGATCGTGCTGCCGGATCTGGCGCCGCCGGCTCAGGAGCAGGTGACCTTGTGGGACTGATGCCATCCGGAGTATTCGCCGGCGAATGATCGCGTTACGCGTAACGAACCGTGACTACCTTGAGCCCGCCTTGTGCGGGTTTTCTTTTGGAAGCAATCCATGACCCCTTTGTTTCGTATCGTGGCCGATGGCGCCGATATCACCGGCCTGATCAATGATCGGCTGATTCAGCTCAGCACCACCGACAAGCCGGGCATGGATTCGGACACGTTCGAACTGCGCATTGATGACCGTGACGGGCTGGTAACGTTGCCCCGGCGCGGCATCGGGATCGAGGTCTACCTGGGCTATGCCGAGACGGGGCTGGCCCGCCTGGGCCGCTACGTGGTCGATTCGGTCACGGTGTCCGGGCCGCCGGATACGATCGTGATCAAGGGCAAAGCCAGCGACATGCGCGGCAGTGGTAAGACCATCCGCAGCGGAAGCTGGGAGGACGTGCCGCTGTCGAAGATTGTCGGCGATATCGCCGCGCGCAATGGCTGGGCGCCGGGGTGTCCGGTGTCGACGAAGGTCGCACGGGCGGACCAGCTCGGCGAATCCGACTTCAATTTCATCACGCGCCTGGCTAAGCAATACGACTGCACCGCCAAGATCGCGGACGGCAAGTTGTTGGTGATGCAACGTCAAGGCGGACAGACCGCCAGCGGCAAGGCCTTCGGCGCGATCACCCTGACGCGCAGCGACGTCAGCCGCTGGCAGTTCAATCTGGAGGATCGCAACACGCACAAGTCGGTCGGGGCCAAGCATCAGGACAAGAAAACCGGAAAGCTGGTGGTGGTGTCCCTGGAGAATGACGACCTGCCGACCGGCCTGCCGGCGGTGCATACCGATCGTCATATCTACCACAACAAAACCGCCGCCGAGTCTGCCGCCAAGGCGCGCTTGGCCGCGTTCAACCGATCGAGCGCCGGCGTGCGTTTCGAAATGCCTGGCCGCACAGATCTGTTTGCCGAACGCCCGATCATTGCCCAGGGCTTCAAGGTCGGCCTCGATGGCGAGTACCTGACCGATTCGGTCGAGCAGGTCTACACCCAAGCGGGCTGGTCGACCACCGTCGAATGCAACGGCGGCAAGCACGGCAAGGCGAAAGCCAAGGGCAAGAAGCCGAAGAAACAAACGAAGCCGCTCAAAGTCGTGAGCCTATAACCGCGCTGTTGCGCATCCCTAATCCGCCTTGTGCGGTTTTTTATGCCTGGAGTTTGTATGGCCATCACTGAACAACAACTGCAACGCATCATGCCTAACGCCCGCCGCCAAGCGGGCGTTTTTGTATCCGCCCTAAATGCCGCCATGGCGCACCGGCAAATCACTACTCCGAAACGCCAAGCGGCGTTTCTGGCCCAAGTGGGCCATGAGTCGGGTCAGCTGCAGTATGTCCGTGAGCTGGGTGGTGAGCAGTACCTGAGCAAGTACGACACTGGCAATCTGGCGGTGAAACTGGGCAACACGCCCGAAGCTGACGGGGATGGCCAGCGCTATCGAGGTCGCGGTTTGATCCAGATAACCGGCCGTAGCAATTACCTGCGCTGTAGCTTGGCGTTGTTTGGCGATGAGCGACTGCTGCGCACACCTGAACTGCTGGAATTGGCGCAATGGGCTGCCGAGTCTGCCGCGTGGTTCTGGTGGGTGCGCGAGCTGAACGTGCTGGCTGATCAGGATGAGTTCGAAGTGATCACCCGCAAGATCAATGGCGGTCTCAATGGGCTGGCGGATCGGCTGGAATTATGGACTCGGGCGAGGGCGGTGCTATGCGTCTCGTCGACCTGATCCCGGCGCCGTATCGGCTGCTGGCCAGCGGTGTCCTGTTGGTCGCCTTGGTAGGAGGATCCGCTGCGTCAGCGTGGCAGGTCCAGGACTGGCGCTATGGCCACCAGCTGGAACAGCAAGCTCGCCTGCAAGCGGAAAGACTAAACCAACAAACACTGGCAGCGGCCGCGCAGCAGCAAGCCGAGCAAGACAAGCGCCTGGCGCTGGAGCAGCGGCTTTCCGTCAGTGAACAAACCCATTACCGAGCCCTAAGCGATGCCCAACGTGATCAAGGTCGCCTGCGCGACCGCCTTGCCACTGCTGATCTGCGCCTGTCAGTCCTACTCGACGTATCCGCTACCGACGACAACGGTTCAGTGCCGGCCACCACCACCGGCGGCTTGGTTCATGGCGCCACAAGAGCCCAACTTGACCCGGCGCATGCTCAACGAATTATCGGCATCACCGATGCCGGCGACCAAGGGCTGATCGCCCTGGCGGCCTGTCAGGCCTACGTCAAAGAGGTCTCAACACCGAAGTGAAAAGAGCGGCCGGGTTGGATGCGTCAACATCCAACCTGACCGCCGTCCCCGCAGATTGTCCCTGCAAGTCCAGCCAAGGCTCTTACTCCGTGCACGAAGCGCGGCGAGCCTAGCACCTGTTTATCTATACAGTAAAGGTCTTGCTTATTATGTCTACACCCATCATCCCTTGGATGGGCGGCAAACGCCGCCTGGCCGACCGTCTCATCCCGCTTTTTCCGCCTCACGAATGCTACGTTGAAGTCTTTGCCGGCGGTGCTGCGCTGTACTTCATGCGGCCCCAGGCGGCGCCGGTTGAAGTCCTCAACGACATCAACGGCGACTTGGTGACGCTGTACCGCGTCGTGCAGAATCACTTGGAAGAATTCGTGCGCCAGTTCAAATGGGCGCTCAGCTCGCGCCAAGTGTTCGAATGGCAGAAGATGACCCGCCCTGAAACCCTCACCGATATCCAGCGCGCCGCCCGGTTTTTCTACCTGCAGCACCATGCCTTCGCCGGCAAGGTCACTGGACAGACGTTCGGTACCGCCACCACCGGCCCGGCGATCAACCTGCTGCGGATCGAGGAAAACCTCTCGGCTGCGTGGCAGCGCCTGTCCGGCACCTATGTCGAACACCTACCCTGGTTGGAATGCGCCGAACGTTACGACCGTGCTCATACCTTTCACTACATGGACCCGCCTTACTGGCAAACCGCCGGCTATGGAGTGGACTTTCCGTTTGAGAATTACGAGCGAATGGCCGACTTCATGCGGCGGTGCAAAGGCAAGGTGATGGTTAGCATCAACGATCATCCGGATATTCGGCGGGTGTTTGAGGGCTTTCATTTCGAGACCCTGGACATTCGTTACTGCAACACCAATCAGCGCCAGGGGAAAGCCGAGGTCAGTGGAGAGCTGGTCATCATGAACTGGGAACCGGCTGAGTTAGAGGGGCTGTTTTAACCGGCCCGTTTTTATTGCTGACTCTGGCGCAGATAGTGTGCGCGGACTCAATGATTGTGGTCGTGAAGGCCGGAGCCCCGGCAGAAGGTGTCGTTCTCGGGATGTTAACGGTCGGTGCCTTACGGGCTGGAAACGCTGAAAATCTTTATGTTGTTTTCGAAACCGCGCTAGAAGAACGATTCAAATACCTGACGTCGCATTAGAAGAAGGCATCGCCCGGAGTCTCATGCTCAGATGGCTTTTATCAGTTCACGGCTCTGATTTCGCACATTACCAATGGCGCGGTCCACCTTGAACCATTCGAACGCCTCGGTTGGCTCACCCTGCAGCATCACTATCTGTTCGGCGCGCTCTTTGGGCGTGCCTAGGTCCAGCCATTCACGCGCCAGTTCTGGCGACAATGTCACAGGGCGGCGGTCGTGAATGTCCACCATACCGCCGAGACTATCGGCGGTGATGATCACAAAGCCATCGTGTTCACCCGGCTCCTGCTCGGCATTCGGATATTGGCCGATGGCCGCGCACAGGATCGGTGCTCGGTCACAACCCGTGGACTCGGCGCATACGAAGGGCGTTTCTGTCGCTCACAATTCGACATTGAAGCCGGCAAGAACCAGTTGCTCGGCGAACTTGCCGACCGCCGTCAGGCTAGCCCAGGTGCGGACCGCTTCGCGTCGCGTGCGTACCGGCACCAGGCGGGCAGCCGAGCTTCCTAAACGGATCAGCCCCCACGCCGGGCCGCCGTTGATGCGGCCGACGAGGCCTCACGCCGCGTGCTGTTGCATCTGGTAGCCCAACGCGTCTTCGCGGATGTCGTTGCCGATCATGCGCCGAACTCAATTCGGCGCACATGGGGGGCCGGTCAAATACCAAATTCAGTCCTTCGACCTCGTCCGGATTCCGCGCGCGCACGATTTCGATGCCCAGGACAAACTCCTGGGCATGGTGCTGCTAACCACGGCTTGATAGACGGGGTGCCAAGTTGCTGAAATGACGCCCAATGACTTTTGTCAGGCGGGATTGAAGCAGCCCCTAGAAAGTAGGCGCTACAGGGGCTCCCCAAGTTCATTTGGCCAGGAGCAAGGGTTAGATCGTATTGGTCTCGACATTTGAAGTGCTGCGTATTGGTCGCTGTTCATCATCGGCAGGTATGTCCTGATTAATTCATCGAGGATTTGCCAATTAATGAGTGGCTATTGGCTCTCCGATGGTGCATCAGACCGACATGCCTTTCGTGTGTTTCAAGCTGATTTAACCCATAGGCTAGACATCGCCTTGCTGTGATGTCAAAAGGCCTTCGCTTGCAGTCAAATATAGGTATAGACTGGATGTTTACGGCGTTTTTTGATAGTACCGAGTATGCGGTATTTTCATTGCGTTAAGATTTGGCTTATCAGAAACTGTAAGCATTGTCGTTAGTACCTCAAACTGTTCGGAATGGAATCATGGCAAAGCGGAATCCAGAAAAGAATAAGTCAAAACCGGTAAATCAAGCGAAGGCGAAGCTTCGGGGCGTGATAGCTGCTACTCGTAATGCAACAACTTACAATACGAAAGGTTCTTATAGTTACGATTTTGCCCAACGTAAAACTTATTTCTCGCAATCGCTTAATATAAATTTGCTCTTAGCTAGGCAAGAGCTTCCATTTAATGACTATAATGAGTTTTTAGAATGGGCTGATAATCAGCAAGATAATTTGCTGCCGAAGTCCTTCAGAGAAGTCAAACCGACACTGGCTAGCTTGAGTTTCGTGCGAGGAACTAAGGAGATTTCTCTTATCTCCGAAGCATTCTGGTTATCGCATCGACTTAATAGAGAGCGTGATACAATCACAGAGTTTATAAAGCTCAGGCGAGAAATTGAAAGCAATTTTTGGTCTGGTAACTTGCCGGCTATTTACGCGTTATTTATTGAAATTGCTGAAAGGTTAGGTCAGTCTGTGTGGTTGGTAGAGGCCAGATTGTCTATAGAGCAGGCCTTTAAAGGACTGGAAAGTCAGAAAAAAATTCTTGAAGGAATTCGAAAAGAAGCGGGTCGAGGATTTATTAGATTTCTGTCTCATCGAATAAGCATGCGCAACGAAATGGCTGTAACAACGCAGCGCTTCGCTTCGAACCTTAACTCTTATATAGCTTCAAGGCCAAATATGAAGCCGGAGACGGCTGAGTATCTAAAGTTTAAGCTGTGTCACGATGTCCCTACTACAGAGTCTGAAATTTGTTCGATTATAAGATTTCAGCAGAATCATTCTATAATTGATTGCTATGAGGGCTTGGTCAATATTGTTCAAGAACTTGTAGGGGTTGAGGGGGCGCAAGATGTTTTCAGGGTGCTTTTCAGCGCCTTAATTAAAGTTGGTGTAGATGACGAGCGCATTTCCAAGCTTGAGCTTATGTACGGCAGGCGTGAAGCTCACCCTCAAAATGTTTGCAATATAAAACCAGCTGGCTTGCTGTTAAGCGGAAAAAATATAGCGGCAAGCCGAGAAGCGCTTCGAACCTTCAGATCTAATGCCTCCAAGGATGTTTTTCAATTGTACATCGCCGCGGAGGCGCACTCGTTTAGCGGTGAACGTATCAATCTTAAGAAGATGAAAGAGCGAAGGCCGGAGCATGATTTTACACGCCGATTAGCGAACGTAATTGCGAAAAATTCGGACTCTGCGCGCTCCTATGATTTTTTAGAAAAATCCCTTCGTAATTTTCAAGTGTTTCCATCATGCAAGGCATTTCTTGATGTTGTGCGAAGAGAATATGACCCTATTTCCTTTAAGAATGAAAAGGCGAAACTGTATTTTGTTCTGAACAATCCCAAATTTTCGCCATTTGATGCGCCTCCAGGTTCCAATATCGAGCGGCTCCTGTACGAAAATGCTTCCGATCTAGCTATCGCAGTGAAGAGTTTCATCGATGTTCGGAGGTCAGATGACGCCAAAAACACTGCCTTACCTCAAACTGCAATTACAATAGCCAGGATTTCAGGAGCCTTTCTGCGCGGTGAACACAAACTATTAATTGAGACGCTGGGCGAGCAGAAGGGGAGGGATGGCTTCCAAGTTGTTGAACCTCGATTCACATCTGTTGAGGCAGATTCTCTGATATCTCTTGGCGAGATTCGGAGTGCAATCAGGATATTTGGAGATGTAATTTCTACTGGTAGAAGTTATGTCGATCTTCTTCCATTCACTGCCTTGGTAAATAAGCATACCAAGTGGGCTGATTTGCGCCAGTTTTCTGATGAAATTTCGGTCCCCATACTTCTGCATCAGGTATATAAGTCCAGCCCTAGCAACGGGCTTGCTACACTTCGTCGGACGGCAGTGGATTCTTTTCTGAGAAGCAATCATCTGGATAGGCCGTCAAGTCTATCTGATCACATTGAGCGCTTCGGGAAGGACAATGTTGTTTATTTTTTGAGAAACTTGTGTGCGTCCTCGATTTTGGATATGTGTAAGTGTCTTGAAGGAACTAAAGCTGTTGATGAAGAACGGTTGCGAATATTGGGTGCGCTTTTAGATTTAGATCCAGAAAACGGTGATATGTATGAGGGCGAAATTCTTACGCTCTCAAGCAGTCTTCGAATCAGAGAGGGTTTGAAAGTCGTTGACGGTAGCAGAATACATGTAGACCTAGAGGGGATATCGAGATGGGCCCATGCTGAGCTTCAGGAGAGTCTATCCCGTTATAAGAGCCTTGTTGAGGCTGGCGTGGGTATTGCTGAAGACATAGATGATGTCATTAAAGACTTCATGGTGCAGTCCAACCCGAAAGCATATCTTGATGCGCCAAAAAGCGAAGCTGACGATATCGTCGTTTCCATGCTCTGGGAACTCCGAGAGCGATTTCTATTTGATAAACCGCATGGGCTGAACAGCTATCTTAGTAAGCGTGTACGCCATAATTCCATCGCCGGATACTTAAGAGGAGCTCTTGATAAGGATTCCTTGATCACTCAGATTTCCGGAGGAAATTATCGAGAAAATATTCACTGGCACACGATTCTGAAAGACCGTGGTTATTCTGCTCACGAGGTTAAAACTGTACTAGCGTTACTTAAAGACTTTGGCGCGAAGTACGATGCATTAACATCTCACCTGAAAGATTCCGTACTCCATGTCAAGCGACCTGAATATCCGCTTGGGTTGATTGATCTACCTTTGGCTCCTGCGTTAGTGTATATGGCGCGTTCCGCATTGCAATCGTCGAACTACGATTTAGGGTCATGGTTTGAGGTCTGCATTGCGATGTTTTGGCTTAGGCTTGAGCCGTCGTTATTCCGCGTAAGAGAAGTGCTTTCAAAAGAGTATAAGGCTAAAGCTGTGGCTCTTTTTGATAATCTTCGCGCTGACTTAGTCAAAAAACTTGGCCGAGAAAATCAGTGTCATGATCTGAACAGCGCTATAAATGACGCCTCCATTGAACTTCAAAATCTGATTGATCGGGCCGCAGATTGGTTTAACAAACGTCAAGGTGAGCTCAGCAAATATGCCTATTCGCTCACCGAAGTTATTGATATTTCGATTCAGTCAGCCTTGACAAGGCATAGGAGCTGCAAAATTGAGATAGACAAGGAAGTTATACAGACAATAGAGCTGCGTGCAGATGCTTTAGTAGTTGTCGCCGATATTTTGCTTGTGGTAATTGGTAATATATCGGACCACTCAGGATGCAGGGAAAATGCAAAGCTAAAGATATTCGCACGCATGGATGAAGCGCGTAACATTATTAACTTTAGGTTCGAAAGTTCGGTCGGTCCTGAGGCATATAATGATAAGAGTTTGGAGCTTATTGAGGCAACCCGCGCAGACATTAAATCAGGTGCATATATAGATAAGATGGCTTTCGATCGGCGTAGTGGTTTATTCAAAGTCGCATCTATAGTTAAGCCTGAAGCTGGCGGTCGAATTGAATTCGGGTTCCAGACATCAACATGCTTTTTTCTAGAAGTGGATTTAGCTCTGACTGTACAAAGTATTAACTTTAGCCCATATTCGTCGGAGCTGAATGATGAAATTGTTACTTGTTGAGGATGAAGGGCCGAAAGGTGAAAAAATTGCCTCTTGCCTTAAAGATAAGTTTCCAGGAGTTGATATAAATCTTGCTAGATCCGTTCGTTCGGCACTCAAGAAACTTGATCAGATTTCGTACGATTTGGTAGTGCTTGATATGTCTCTGCCCACTTTTGATATAAGTGAAGACGAGCATGGTGGGCGTCCCCAAGGATTTGGCGGCATGGAAGTTATGCGCGATATGGTTAATTACGAAATTATTACCCCCGTGATTGTGGTTACAGCATACGAATATTTCTCTGCAGATAGTGATGAAGATCTTGCCCATGGCAAAGAATCAACGCTGATGGAGTTGAAAGCTGAGTTGAGTGACGAATTTCCAGAGATTTTTATAGAATTAATTAAGTACGATACGTTCACTGATGAGTGGAAGGCTCAACTAGTGGATAGTATTAGCGCTATTGAGGAAACGTTTTGAATATTCTGATCATTGATGACAATCGCGCAAAAATCGTACCGCTAATTAGAGGTATGATCGCGTTAGATATTTCAAGAGATAACATTCATACTGCTGAGTCAGCTTCTGATGCGCGCCAAAAGTTGCGCACGGAATCATATGATTTGGTGGTTCTGGATCTATGCCTTCCGGAAGTAATGGAGGAAGATCCCTCACTGGATGTGGTCAAGCAGTTACTCGAAGATTTGCAGAATGCAGATGAAAAGTTGCGCAAGCCCAAGTTGACTGTGGGCTTTTCTGCCTACGAGTCTTATATTCTGGAAATTCAAACCCTACAGACTTGTGGGTCTATGGTTTTCCATCACTATGATGAGAGTACCGATGACTGGCTTAAAGGGATTTTAAACTGCGTTCAGTACATGCAGAATCTAGAGGCAGGTAAAGGTACCGATGCGGAACCAGTTGATCTGTGCATACTAACAGCGCTTTACAATCCTGAGTACACCGCGATACTTGACTTGCCTTGGAACTGGGGAGATTGGGAGCTGCTTGACCAGAGTACTCCAATTAGACGAGGGAGCTTTATTTCAGGTAAGAAATCTTATTCTGTGGTAGTAGCTCATAGCTTAAGAATGGGTATGGTTGCGGCTACTATATTGGCAACTAAGTTGATTGCTCTTTGCAAGCCTCGATTCCTTGTTATGCCTGGTATCTGCGCAGGCGTGCCAGGAAAAACTAATTATGGCGACGTGCTTCTTGCGAACCCGAGCTGGGATTATCAGTGCGGCAAGCGTTTATCGAATGATGAGGGCTCGCAGTTCTATATTGCGCCTCATCAAATTCATGTCAGCGAGTCAATAGAATCTCGTATTTTGCAAATTTCAAGGACACCAGGTCTTCTAGCAAAAATAAAAGACGAATGGCGAGGAGAGAAGCCTGTTGCAGAACTTCGACTTCACTCTGGGCCAGTTGGTTGCGGTTCAGCTGTATTGGCGGACTATTCTATTGTAGAGGATATTATCGAAAACCAGCAGCGTACGCTGCTCGGTATTGAAATGGAGATTTATGGGATTTATAGTGCTGCTAACAGTGCTCCAGAGCCTAAACCAATTTTCTTTGCAGTGAAGTCCGTATGCGACCATGCAGACAATCAAAAAAATGATACATATCAAAAATATTCCGCCTTTACGAGTGCGAGAGTTGTTCAGGAGTTTTTTGAAAGGTTCATTTCCGAGTTCTGATGCAGACAAGAGATCTAATTGGATTGCTGCAATGAATCCAGATCTCGAGATCTAATACGTCATCGAAGTCTTGTGGCTTGTTACCGCAATTATCGTCTGAAGGTTCGCAAAATGCCTCCTTTGTCCTGGCAGAGGAGGAACGCGTTGAGAAGCGACAATCGAAAATTACGCTCGAACCGCCATGCAGGATACCTTCCGTTTATTTTGCCATTTCGCCCGCACGCTCTTGGACGATAGCAGCCCATCATTAGGATTTAATTGGCCCTCGCCAGTAATGCCTTCGACGATCCTAAAATCGCATGCGAAAGGTTGTGGTTTAGCCGATCGTTGAGCCCTTGAGCTTGGCTAAGCCCTGTTTGATGTGGCCCGCGTTTTCCCCAATGGTTTCCAGAGCGCCACGGACACTGTTTCCTACCGCTGGAAAATCCCGCTGTTCCACCCACAGCGTCAGCTCCATGATCGCCGCTTCTAAGGCGAGTTGATTGTGGTAAATCCTTTCCAGAACATCGGGTAGCGAATAATCATCTAGCATGGGTCGACTCCTTTCGAGAAAAAACTCAAGCATAGTACCGGTAGTGCCCCTGACAAGCTGTATGGGCAGTTTGCTTAGAAATTACTACAAAGCAATGAGCTTTCGGCGGATTAGCCAGGATGGTCGGCGAGCTGGTGAAGTGCTACGCCCAATCCATCACCGACTCGCTTGCGATGCGCGATCGTGACCGGCAGCAATCTACAAACCCAAACCGGACGTTCACGGCGCCCAAAATCGGGGGCGATGCAACGCTACCAGCTGCAAAGGCTGCGGTGCCAATCTAAAGCGTCGGTGCTTACCCGTTCTACTTGCAACTTGGGGACGTAGGCCTTCTTGCCTTTCAGCTCAGCGTACTCAGTGGCATGGAGATCTGGTGATATCAGAATAGTCATCGTGCTTGAGTCGATAGCGATGAGGTTCAGGTCAAACAGGGTATGAATGTCTGCGCGTAGAAGTAGTCCGTTCGAAACTACGTTGGTGTATTGTCCCTTATATGGATGGACGTGCGCTGCCTCCAATATGGGTACGAGTTTGCTGCCGGTGATTGCGCAGGTATTGGAATAGGCTCGGAGAAGGGCTTTTCGAAAGCTCGATTGACCCCGTCGGCGCACTATTTCGGCAAATACTTTATCCCTGGCATCTTCGATGTTCTGGGGGCTGAAGGCATTATTGGACTCTGCTTCATCGGCAGCTTTTTCTAGCCCTATAACGGTTGGCTCTGTAACCCTGCGGATGGACATTCCGTAGCGATTGCCTGAATTAGGGTCTGGATAAATTTCCCAAACGCCATGTACCGCAGGCGAATATGGCTCGAATCGGGCGGATTTGCCGTTGCCAACCTTGTAAAGCGCGTCGTAAATGCTATTAGAATTGGTTGCGCGAGGCTTTGAGTTTTGGTTATAGGAGGTTCTCGACTCTGAGTTGACTGAAAGCATCTCTAAGTCGACGAGGTTATGCTCATTGTAGTTGGGGCAGCGGCTCCTCAACCAGTCCCGAATCTGCAGCCTTCCTGCGCTTCCGCCTAGCGCAGTCAAAGCATCTAAAAGCAATTCCCAGGCGCGTTTATCGCCATATTTGAATTTATTTTTTGCGTCTGCCCCGAACGGGGATTTTTGAATGAGCTCTAAAAGTTTGGGTTTTACGGTATCACCACCTACATGGTCAGCAGGCTTAAGGCCCGGGATCCACGGTAGTCCAAGCTCCTCGCAAAGCGCAGAGATATTGTGCATCCGGCGTGAGAAGGCCCCGGGCTCGCGCCCGAATTGTGTTGCGAGATCTCGATATACCTTTGATTTGTTATAGGGCTCGCCGGCGGCGTCCTTCGCCGCCATCAAGCTATAAGCCTTTACTGATGCCGCGAGTTCTGCGTCAGTCCAATTGTTTGACATGGTTGCGCCTTTGTAGTGGTTAGAGCTCCGTGGAGGCGGAGGCTATCGACCGACAGAGGGACTGTCCAGCGATCGCTTCTGGCCGATAACGCCTGTCAAAGGAGGCCCAATCCTTTCAGTTGCGCAAGCCCCTGTTTGATATGGCCTGCGTTCTCGCCAATAGTGTCCAGCGCTGCGCGGACATTGTCGCCAACCTCGTTTAATCCCTGCTTCTCGGCCTGGAGCGTTAACTCCATCACAGCGGCCTCCAGGGCCAACTGATTGTGGTAAATCCTTTCCAGCACATCCGACAGCGAATATTCACTTGGCATGACATCGACTCCTTTCGAGAAAAAACACAAGCATTGTATCGGTCGTGTTCCTGATGGGGGGTAAATGCGACTTGCTTAGAAATTGCTACAAAGCCAACAGATTGTAGTGGGTTAGCCAGTCTGGCTAGGGGGAAGGGGAAGAGCTACGCCCAATCCATCATCGGGGCGACGGAGAAGCGGCGGGAGAGCGGGGCGGGTGTGGCGGTGATTGGGGGCATTGGCGGTTCTGAGATGGGTGAGGCTGGGAGGTGGGGAGTTTATCAG